GATTTTCACGCATAAAATCATTGCAAACAGTATAGAAAGCGAAGCGGGCTTCGTCTAAAGTCTTAAAATCACCATAGCAATTGACATATTTATATTCAGAAGCTGGGCGGAAAGGCTTATATCTATCTGTAGTAATGCCACAACATTTAAGAGTATAATGGGTGCGAATTTGATAAATACGAATAGAATTTGAGTCAGAAATGAACTCATAATAATCAGAGGGCTTCAATTGAAGATGAATAGCATCTTCGGGAGTAAACTCACGATAATCTTTATTCACACAATTAGAAAGAGTAAAATTAAAAAATTTATACATCGTATACATCATACGGTTAAGCTCACGAAGTGAGTCTTTATCAATAACTACTTCTTTTGCCATTTCTCACCAAACTTGCGGAGTCGCTTAATAAAATCTGAACTATCGATTTTTTCGCCGAGATTGTGCATATATTTGTCGATAGCGTCACGCCAAGATTGTGGCATAGCTTCAGCAATGGTATCAGCCATGCCTTTATCACCTTGCAAGGCTCGAATAGTATCAGCACCAGCAGTACCAATATTTTCAAGTGGTTTTTTAATGGGATTATTATCATTGTCAGACATTAAGAGCTTGCCAAAAGCAACAATTCGTTCTTTTTCGGACATATTCGATGATATACCAAATTGGGAAGCGTAATTATTCCAACGGGCCATGTCACTATTTTTATAGGATTGTTCCAAGGTCTGAAGCATTTTAAGGCCATAATCGGCGGTCTGATTACGAATAAGCCCGGAAATAGATTTATTTTGAAGAATCTGACCAATCAATCCAGCTCCAAGAGAAAGAGGAAGAAACGAATTAGACACATTTTGTGCTTCAGTAGAAGCGTTCAAATTGTCAATTTGAGCAGTATTCATTTTAGACTGCTGATACATATCATGTATAGAATTAGCCATATTCATAATATTACCGAAAGCGGATAAATTACCCATGTCTTGATGTTGATAATCATTATGCATAGCTTCAGTTTGAATAGCTTCGCCGGCTCCGTTCGTTCCGTTCATAGTTAAGGGAGAGAGTCCGGCCGCTCGCATATCTTTGACGGTACGCTGATAGGCGGAATCTTCACGCTCAAAGATTTTTTGCTGGAGAGCTTTTTGGTAATCAAGATTTTCACGCTGAAACGCTAAATTTTGGTCAGCAATTTCTTTGTTAACATCATTAGTAGTGCCATTTTTAAAATAATCCCAAGCAGAATTTGAACCTGACGAAAGAGTGCCATTAGTAAGAATACTCATCGTGTCACCAATGACAGGAAGAGAGGAAAAAGTAGACCAAAGACCCATATTTTTAATCTCCTAAATAAAACGAAATTGAGTAAATATTTAAATCATAATAAATTACTACTGTCATCATTGTTAGATAATAAATCACAAAAGAAGATTTTGTCAAATAGATTTTTATCTTTACTTGCAAGCCTCATAGCATTGCGAATGAAACGAGTACGACAAGATTTATATTGCCTATCAAACAATTCAAGAATAGATTTCTCAATATTTACATGAACGGTTAAAGTGTCAGCCATTTTATTTTCGCTCCTTTTCAATTTTAGATTTTAATTTGTCAAACTTCTTACGAGTTTTATTTGATTGTTCCAAATAAGAGATAAAAATATCGTCTACGGTAAGGTCTGATTTATAGGTGAGTGCAGACTCGACTGTATAAATCCACTCGGCAAGAATAAGAGTTAAAAGCATTTGAGGTTGGAAGTCAAAATGCTTACAGAAAGTAATAAGATATTCCATTTGTTTTTCTACATTGTAAACAGGAACATCGACTTTTTTTTCAGTTGTTTGTGTTTTCATGGTTATAATTATATAACTATTTTATAATTTGTCAATAACTTTAAAGATTTTTTTCTGACTTTTCATTATGCTTAACAAGTCTAATTGATGAAAAGTCAGTCAAAAGCTCACGAACACGCACGCACGCGTTAAATCGCACGCACGCGTGTTAATCGCTTGTGTTGATTTTCATAATTTACAGAAGATTTTTATAAAAGATAGGTTAAAAGAGGTATTAAAGAACCGACATATATTTGACAGGGAAAAATAGACGCCGCTTTAGATTTGTAAAGTGGCGGCTATGTCTCTCGGGAAGTTTCCAAGAGACAGAAATTATTAGGAAATGTAAAGTTTACCGTCAAACCATGGGGCGGAAATATAGTCTTTAAGACAATCAAAGCCGTTATCATAAGATTCTGAATTATCATCATAATGAACCAAGATAAGACAATCGGTAGGCTTTCCGTTAGCAAAACATAAAAGCTCATCTTTATCAACAAAAAGTCTATCAAATGAAAGACCATTGACCAAAACGAACATTCGAATAGAAATAATTCTTTTCATAAAAAAACTCCTTATAGCTCATTACTGAACTATAAGGATATTATAATATAACTAAAATGTAACTGTCAAGTAACTAATTTGAACTATTCAGTTCAGAAGTTGGATTTTCTTGACTCTGTTCGCCTTTAATAGCATTAGCTAAATCATTAAGAGCTTTTTGTTCAGCTTCAGAAGATTCTTTTTTCTTTTTAGCTGATTCTTTTTTATTCTCAATAATTTGAGTAACACGCTTCTCTGCTGATTCAATTTCAGTAATATCAAGACCTTTAGAGCGAACAAATGTTTGGACAACATCGCCAGTATCTTTACCATTACTAAAATCGTAAAGCAATTTTTTATTCTGCGAGCCTTGATAAGCTCGAGCGATAGAAATATCGGGGCGATAAGTAGATTTGTCAGTGTTTGACTCGCCATAATCACGACAAATGGGTGGCTTCTCGCCTTGAAATGAATTAGAAAAATGTTTGACAGCTATTCCGATTCTTTTTTCCATAATTAACCTCGAACAAGTGCAGGAGATGAAAGCGAACCCTCAATGGCAGTATAAGGAGCTGGGAACACTCGACGACAATTAATACCGACGGAAATGTCAAATGGCGGTTCATCAGTAACAGAGAAAGGTGACATGTCGACATTTTCGGGAACCATTGTGACAAACAAAGAATTAAGTGACGGGACCGACTCAAAACGACGAGCAATAACACGAGCGGTGTCATATGGAGCTTTATCAACAGGAAGAGCCATAAGACCACTAACACGATTGTGTCGAGATTTGTATTCTGCATATCTATCTTCATACGCAAAAACATCATTATCAACATCAGAATCACCGCTAACATAAAGCTCTTTATTAAGAATGGCTTGGGCTGGAAGATTATTAAAAATCGGAAAATACATTTCAAGATTGCTCTTTTTCGAGAACATTCTCGGAATACCTTGTGTATAATACACATCGGGAACAATAGACATGTAAATTTGAATCCAACCAAAATCCGGAGTATGGAAATGACCAATAGAACCGCTTCCGGAAGAAACACCTTGACCGGCTTTCGTACCAAGAGGAGTAGAGCCAGTTTCGGAAGATTGAGTAACAGAAGAAAAAGCAAAATCTTGATAATATCCGCCAATGTAAGTTCCTTTTCGGTCATGTACATGAGGATTAACGCCATACTGGGCTTTTATCATCTCATTATAATCACCATTAGTCATTCCCATGCGACGACGGAAAGCAGTAAGAGTCTCCAGCGTGTAAATATCAGACATAGTGATTCCAAGAGAAGAAAGGTCAACAGTTGCAGTAACATTAAAAGGGTCAGTATTTTCTACGGTAGAATCTTTAAGATAGGTATTAACATAAGTTCCGCCAATAGTGCTAGAATAATTATTGTGCAAATCAAGCTCAACGGAATCATCATCAGACCTAGTAAATGTAACAGAAGCGACATTGTCAGAAGTATATTCAAGAATCGGAATATCGCCACGAATAAGGTCGGGGAAAGGCAAAGCCGTAGTAAATCTATCACCACGAAATTGACGGAATTTAAGACCGCTAAGATTAGGGGCATAAGTCGGAATATAACCTGGATAATCGTTAGCATTAGTAATAGGATTGTTTGGCTCGGGAGTCACGCTATAATCGGCAATAACCGTCGGAATATTACCAACTATATTATTAAGAGCGTTAGCAGAGACACTAGAAAGATTTTCATTGCCATAATTAACACACACGGCGTCACTACACGAATAACTTAAAATAAAATGCTCTTCATTCTCGGGAAACCAATAAGGATTATTTTGAAGTAAATTCTTATTACAGTAAAAATCTCGCCAGTTTCTTTGATATGCCATACAACAATCAGCAGGGAAGAAATCGGGAGCATAACTAAGTTCAGAAGCTGTAAAATCATTGTTAGAAGACCAATAAGCACATTGAAAAGAACGCAAAGGCGAAGCGGTAACGGAACCGTCAGAAGTCTTAAGTGTGTCTTGCATGCGTTGAGCAGGAAGACCTAAATAATCAAGAAGCGACATAGGAGTGCAAGCATTACCTCTATAAGTGACATTGCTAGGGGCTTTATAAAAGCCAGTATAAACAAGATTAGGACGAGTAAGGCTTAATTTACCAGTACGGCCATTGTCGAGCCAGTTTCTAGCACCTTCCCAAAGGTCAGTGAGACGATTATAGTATGCATGAACAAAAACACGCATGCCGTTAAAAAGTTGGCGAGTGGTAGGATTTCGGAACTCAATGAGAGAAGCAATAGAAATATCCAAATCTTCATTCGGAACAACATCAAAACAATCAATAGGAATCAAAGAGCCTATAATACCATTAGTATTATGAATACAAGACCAGTCAAACGCAGAGCGTCCAACAGAAACAGAATCAGCCTTAAGAGCAGTTTCAATAGGAGCGGTATTATCCAATCTATCGTATCTATTAGCCATAATTATTTCTCCATTCTAAAAATATCAGTAATTTTGCCAGCTGGAAGCCGAGCGGAAGAATCAGAATCAGACTCACGAATTTTCGCTTTAGTAATTTCGGCAATTTCCTCGGGAGTAGCACCAAGAGGAGCAAGAGCCTCGGCTACATCGTTAGGGAAACGGTAAGCAGACCAAGGAACAACCTCGAAAGTGTCAAACTGAACAAACTTGCAATTCAAAAGACTTAATTCAGAATCAGCGGAATTAAAAGCCTTATCAAAACGACCTAATTTAACACAAGTATTGTCTTTAAGCGGACAAGTAAGCGTTAAAAGGATATTGCGAACCGCAAGACCGTCGGAAGTGGCAACGGTAAAATGGTGAAATGTGCCAGAGAGTTTATCAAAGACACAATATAGATGTTCATGAATTTCCATTTAAGAAACCTCCGAATGAAAATAATATTCTTTAGGAAGAGATGAAAACAAATCTTCCATAAAGGCATAGTTTAAAGCACGAAGCGTGCGGGTAGGACATTTTTTTAGTTTGTTATAATCATAGGTTATAGAACCAAATTTCGGACGAGCTGGAATGTGATTGAGAGGTATGGGAGTAAGATTATTGTGAAGCTGAACTTCAATATTTTTCTCACGGATACGAGCACATCGGAGCTTAAAAGCAGATTGAAACATATCAGAATCGACTGGATAGCCATTATCACGAGTAATATTAAGCTCATGAAGAGAACGAACAACAGAAGCAGACTTTTTTTGAAGATATGAATCTTTTTTAGACCATACATCCTTTTTAGTGACATCACGAGAGGGAACACCACCAGTAAGAAGCAATTTCCAATAAGCAGAAATCGGACGAAGTTGTTTGTGACGAGACTCATAACAATAATCATTCTCAATAATTTTTTTAGCATTATTCCAAAGGAGACCTTGACCAAAACCTTTTGACATGCGAAGTTTAGGACGAGCAAGACCTTTAAAATCGTATTTTAATTCAGCTTGAAAACCTTTTTCAAATTTATCCATGTATTTACAGACATAACGAATACCACCGTCAAGAACAGGAAGAACATCAACAAAGCCGAATTTCCATTTATCCATAAATATTTTCTTACAGTAGGCAAAATCGAGACCAAAGAACAAGAAGTGTGCATGACAACGACCAAATTGGTCGCCGTACTCTCCACAATAAAGATATGAAAAATCGGGCTGGCAAAGAATGTTATTTATTTCGGAATGATTAACAATATAATGACGGATATTGTCAACGAAGCGAGTAAAATCAGAATAATTAAGAGTGGTGCGAACAATTTTTTCACCTCGGGAATCAGTATCAAAGATTAAAGAACCATCGTAATCACGAACGGCACAATGCTCAATTAAATGAATATCATCGTAAGTCACAGTTACGAATGAAGCCGAAAGCCGTTTGCAATATTCATAATTAGCTCGGTCAATAATATAATTCTGATAATCTCGACGACAATTAAGACAATAGCCACAAGGAACTGTAAACTCACGAGTATATATATAATCACCGTTAAAACGAGTTTTCGGAAGAATGGTTAGGGGTCTAGCACAAGCCATATTAAAATAACGCTCCAA